TTATCATTTAATGCGTTTCTGTTTTCGTACAGTTCTCTAATATCTGACTTAACTGAATTGTGCTCACGTTTTAAGAAATAGCCAACTACTGCTGCTAATACACCACCTGATATTACATACTGTACTGCTTCCATTCTATACTAATTCTTCTGATGTCCAGTTAGCACCCTCACAAATAACTAACATTTCTTCTCTAGTGTAAGTTGTGAAAGTATCCCCCTCAACTATAAAGTATTGTCCATCTAATGAACGTCTTACTGTATCTGCGTTTTGTAAACCTGTACATTGCGAAAAATCAAATGTATCTATCTCGCTTATTGGTCTTATATCGTATCCCATTTTTTTTTATTTTTTAATTGTTAATATTGTAAGCCTGCACCTGAGTTATATAGTTCTGTAACTTCTGATGCTGTTAGTTCTCTATTCCATATACCTACTTCGTCAATGTACCCTTGAAAAAAATGTTGATTCCCTACCCAACTACCTATTCTAGGGTCATTTGTTCCTGTTGCTGTCCATGTAGTTGAAATAGTACCACTATTGCCTAAAACACCATTAACGTACACATTAACACTTCCACTACCATTATAAGTAGCAACTATATGATTCCATGTATTAACACTTAACAATACATTTGAATTAAAATAAGAATTACCACCAAAAAAATAAAAAACTGGATAACCATTTCTTATAGCCAACATAGTACCAGTATTAGTAGTTCCGTTATTAATAATGACATCTAAAAGGTCAATAGTTGCATCTGTTGAATAACACCATGCTGAATAAGAATGAGCCTGAACACCACTATACATCTGTAAAGACGAATTTAATGACACATAATCATTAATACCATCTAATGCAAAGCCTTGATTTATTTTACCTGTACCATAAGTAGCACCATTAACCAAAGTACCGTTATAACCATTACCAGTCGCATCGTTTGCAGTGTTATCTGCTGTGTAGTATGCCTGTATTCCTGTATATGGAAACGCTCCTCCACTAGCCTGTAAAATATAAGGATTAATTAAAAACATATTACGCTCTATTACCTATTAATGTAACTTTTAAACCTGCTTCAGTTGCACCTCCTGAAATAGCATCAATATCTATTGTAATCTCGGCATCGTCTGCTAGTGCTGAATCACTTATTACTGCTGGTGTAGCTGCTGTTGTAGAAGTCTTTTCACTAAAGTCTATTGTTAACAAAGTAGATAAGATTGAAGTACCACCCTCGTTAATGTCTATTGTTGTAGTTCCTGATGTTGTTCCTGCTGTTGTTAATGATGCTCTAACCTCTGTTACTGTCATAGCAAAAGGCATTCTAAAAGTTAACTTTGCCGTACCTGTTGTTAAAGCAGTTGTTTCATCTGATACAGCCAACTGAATAACCTCTCTTTGCAATTCTGCACCTGTTACATATTTCGTGTCGTACGTTGAACCATTGTAATCTGCAATAGGAATTAAATCCGTTACTTCTATACTTGCACTCTTTGCTGTTAATTGACTTATTTTTTTTGTTGCCATTTTTTATTATTTATCGTTCATATTCTGTCTGTCCAAACCAAGAATTATCGTAGGCTAATCCCCAACCTCCCCAACTAATACTAAGTTCTTCTGTTATTGATGTTTCTTCATCTTCTGTCATAAGTAAACTTAAACCATCTTCAGTTATTAAGTTATCGCCATCGTCTGATTGTTTACCCCAACCAACCGTATTAAATACTCCTTTTCCCCACTCGCTCATTTTGTTTCTTTAAGTAGATTTGTAATTTCTTAATATTCTCTTCTTTTACTTTATATTTCTGCTTCATAAATACCAGTTTGTGATTTGACCATTACCATTATTAGGGAATATATCGTTATTTGTGTTACTATTGTATTCAGGGAATGAACTTTGATTATACACCATATAATCTACAAATCTTTGCGAATAGTTTTCTGCTAATGACCTAGACTTTTGAATTAAAAAATCAACTTCATTTTTTTCAATAGTTTCTACGTTTTCAGCACTCATTTTATAAATACCTTTATTTGTTACGTTATACGCTGCGAAAGGCAAGTATTCAACCATTGTCCAATGAACTAACATAGGCACTACATACGTTTCTAATAACGTTAAATAAAGACCTGAAATAGTTCCTGCTTCAACATCTGTTTTTAACTTGTTAAATAAATCAGTTCCTAAATAAGATTGAATGTGAATGTCTTGAGCAATCTTTACGAATTGCAATATTTTATCTACATCTAGGTTACCGTCAATAAACGTAAACCTTTTAATGTCTTTTGTTTGTATTAATAGTGCTTCTGCCATCTTTATTTTGCGTCTGAAGGTAAATTATTGTTATTAGGATGAAAGCCTTTGTTAGGTAAATTATTTTTAGGCACTCTTACTTGGTAAGGATTAGTAACCTTAAAACCTTTAATTTCAGCAGCCCTAGTTCCTACTTGCTTTGCGTTTGGACTTGTAACATCAACATCACCACCCTCTACACTAGCAAAAGTTAATCTTTTAAAGTAATGTTTGCATCGTGGACCACCACCGAAAAGAAACACATTATAAGGCTCATTATTATGTTCAAAACCAGGATTAACTGCCTTGCTATTCATATTTTCCAAATCTTCTCTTCTATATATTTTTTTAGCACTCATCATAGCCTTACAGAATGCTCTTTCAGGATTTGGATTCCCTGCATATTGATATCTAACTTTCCATTTTACACCTTTAATAGTTTTGTCTTGAAAACTTTTTGCTCTTGGTCTTGCTGTACCTGTACTTACAAAATTAAATATTTTAGATAACAAAGTTTCATCAGTTTTTTCTAACTGCATATCTAATTCATCTAATTCTTCATATGTCACATCTCTTTCATCTACTAAAACCCAACCCTCAGGAATATCCTCTCCAATCTCGTTTAAGTAAGATTCTAAATCAAACTCTTTGCTTAATGCTACATCTTTTTGATTTTCGTCTTTAACTCCATTATTGTTGAACTCTAAAGGCTTTAAAGTTTGGAAGTATAATTTTAAACTAATTTGATTGTATGCTAAAATCTTATCTATTGCATCACATAATAGTTCTTGCATAGGTCTAATTACCATGTTATCAAATAAAATAAAACTGTTTTTAAGTTCATCAGCGTTTGAACTAAATCCGTTATTTGATGCAATACCGAATAATAAAGGTGAAGTAACGTTATGACCTAACATAATCTTTCTTAAACATTCTTCGCTTAAGTATTGATACTGTTGAGCAGCATCATTTAATGGAATATCCTCAACAGTCGTAGAATTTTCTTTATTGTCGTTAAAAGAAACGATTAACTTGTTTCCTTTGCTTCCTGTTAACTTATTTACAACATTAGAGTAGATTTCTGCTTGTTGTTCAGGTGTACCAGCACCATTATTAAAGTTAATAATCTTTTGAGCCGAGAATCCCGTGTTAACCAGATTTATCAAGTAATCACTAATTTCCTCTTCTAATTTTGCATAAGGTAAAGCACCCAAATAATCAATATTAGAAAAGTACTTCATACCTACAGAATAAGGCTGAACATATAAAATTTCAATTTCACTAGAACCAAATCCAAAAGCATCTAATCTTTTTGGTACGAATTTCTTAACATCACTCCAATCATCAGAGTAATAATATCCCTCAATCTCACCATCTTTATTACACTTTTCAGGTCTTAATAAGTGAACTGGAATGTGAAAGAACTTTTTAATAGTTTTTCTGTCTTTTGAATAATGAACTTGGATAGCACATTGTCCTAACATCTTTAACTCAAGTATCATTTTACGAATGTCATCTTTAGAAAACATTGAAACGAATTGAGCATATTCGTTAGGCTTTTTGCTATCATCTAATGCACCAATACCATAACCGTAAACAAGTCTAGTTATATTATTTATAATAGCGTTATTAGTTGTTGAATTTCTATACCTATCAATTAAAAATTCAAAGTAATTATTATCTTCTCCATAATTAACCCATTCATTACGCTTATCCTCTTTAATTTCAGGTGCTGTATATGTAGAAAGTTCTATTAATCTAATGTTGCTCATATGTAAATAAATTCGCTTGTTGTATTTTTACT